CGACTCTATCCTCTCGACAAGTGCTGAACGTAGCGCTTGCTGCAGCCATTGTACTTCATTCTCTTCGATGCATATACCTCGTGCCTTGTTATTCGTTTTTGGTACGAACTTAAAGCGCGAAGTAGGAGCATCTCTATTGGGAAGCTGCCTTGCAGCTGGTCGGTTCTGCCGCCTAGCGATATGGTTGATATCCTGAGCTCCGAACAGAGGTTGTACTCTGTACTCGCGTTGGCGAGCGTAAGGTGGTTCATACCACTCACGCAGATTCAAGAGATCGCTAATGTTGAGGTAATCAGAGTGGGCAACATAACGCTCTGATTTTTTGCGAGGGGTGTTAGTCGCACCGGGTCCAGGTTTAGGCAGGAATTTCTCTGCCTGTTCTGGATCCGATGGATCTAATCCCGACAAAACCGTTGTGATGATTTCACGGCCTCGTCGCGTAATTGCTCGCAGAGGTTCGCTGAGATAATCATAATACTTCAGCTCACTATCAACCTCTATAAACTCTACTAACTGATTATAGAGTACCTCAGGCTTGTACGGGCCAACTACCTTCTTAAAAGCATAGGAGATTTGATATAAACTCTCCATCGCTTGTTGGCCCATCTCTGTGTTTCGGGAGATCAGCACGCGTTTCACTAGTCCGGACAATACAACCGGGTAAGTGATGCCACCTCGGGTTAGAGTTCTAAACCCAGGAAATGACGCGGCCCTTCCTTCGAGGATATTAACAACTCCGTCGAAGACGGCGGGTAATGTCTGCGTTGCAAACGCAGACCCCTCGCGATCTATTCTGCGAGACAATGTAGTCCAGTCCCGAAGAAAATCAGCTACTCCATACACAGTAGGATATTTGTCATGTACGTCACGAAGCATCGCCTCCAAATAACCCCGGATTGCTCCTGGATCTGGCGGCTCAATTACCTCTTGGGCTTTGCATGCCCGTGTGACGCTCCCTCGTTGTGAGGGCGAACCTTTGGCTCTTCCGAATCGGTGGGATTGATGATCCATCTGATTCTCCAGCCAAGGGCGCTTGCAATCGCAAAGATAACATCCAAAGCGACTCTGACAAATATTAATGCATTATTTGACAATTTCTCCAAGGGCTACCTCCAGCGCGCTAGATCTTCTTAGCGCGTAATCCTGAAAGTACATTCGCCTCGGACAGCATG